TCAGCAGAATTTTTTGGTAGTATCATGGCTCAAAAAGATGCTCTTACTTTAATGAGCAAAACTTTTATAAAAGGTGAAGCTCCAGATCTTTTAACTAAAACAGAACTAGAAGAATTAAGAGCTATAGGAAAAGAGCGAAATCCTCTAGCTATTGCAAAACAAATGAGAGAAGATCCTGGGGGAGCTTTTTTAAGTACAATTGGTGCGATCAACGGAATACCAGGCAGATTATTAGCAACAGGAGATGAATATTTTAAAGTAGTTTCAAGACAAAGATTTATTTATAAAGAAGCATACAAAGAAGCGATGACTAATTATCAGATTACAAGGAACGCTGAAAATGGAACAAGTGAAGAAGCGATGAAATCTTTTATAGATACATTTACAGATAGAATGGACAACCCAACAGAATCAACTATTGAAGGTGCAAAACAATCGGCAAAAAAAATGACTTTTCAACAAGAACTAGGTAACAGTTTACCAGAAAAGGGTGTGCGAAAATTAATGGAAATTAGTCCATTGATGCGATACATAATCCCTTTTGTAAGAACGCCAACCAATGTTGTGAAAGAAGCTCTTAGTTCCACAATAATTTCTGCTGTTCATCCAAAATTTTATCAACAATTAAAAAATGCAAGTGGTAGAGAATTTGATGAGTTAGTTGGTAAATTAGTTGTGGGTAATGGCATAGCAGCTACATTTATGGGTTATGCTTTAGGATGGTTTGGCGATGATGTTCGTATAACGGGTGCTGGTCCTAGTGCAAAAGGAGCTAGAAAATATTATCAAGGTGCTGGAATACCTCAATATAGTATAGGTATTAGACAAGAGGATGGCAGTTATCAATGGACAAGTTATTCAAGGTTTGATCCAATATCGGGAATATTAGCGATGTCTGCTGATGCAGCTTATTACATTCAAAATGAAAAAAACCCAGATTTAATTCAAGGTGTTCTAAATGCTTTAACTGTCAGTATTACTTCTTATGCTGGACAATTACCTTTTTTACAAGGGGTGTCTGATCTTACTAAAGCATTTGGGGATATTCAAAGCGATCCGTTGCGAAGTGTAGAAACCATATCAAAGTTTGTAGGTCAAAAAGTTGGAAATGTTGCAACCACAATCGGGCGAACTGTCGGTCCTGTAACAGGACCAATGCAAGATTATTTAGCTAAATATACGGAGGATGCTTATTTACCTATACCCCCAAGTAGTTCCTCTTACACCGCAACGCTTGAAAGAGTGCAAGATCCTCGAAAGAGTCAAGTATATCGTTTAGAAGATCTTGAAGAAACAAGACTATTACCATCTTTTATGCGAGGATTCTATACTGCTTTACAACAGGCAAAATCTCGTAACCCTAGATTTAGTGATGATCTATTACCAGAGTTAAATTTCTGGGGAGAAGAATTAACACAAACTGAAGGTCGTTTTGATGAATACTTTAATCCTTTTAGAAGAACTACAAGTAGAGAAGAAACACAACTTGAAAAAGAATTAATAGATATTGCGAATACATCGGGAAGGGTTTTTTCTAATCATCCATTTGTTTTTATGGCGGGAAAAGAACGAGTTGAATTGTCAGCTCCGTTATATAATACTTATATTAAAAATGTTAATTCTATTGATAATAGAGGAAGAGTATTTGGAGATGATGGATATAACTATAATCAATCATTAATTCCAACATTAGAAAATATTATAAACGGAGAAGGTTCAATTGGTCGTTCCTATGTAGAACTTAAAGATCCTAGCCAAAAGTTTGACATACTCAATGCAGTTTTATCAACTAAAAGAAAAGAAGCAAGAGATAAATTATATGAAGGCACAGACATAGAAACACAAAAACTTAATTTCTTTTTAGGCAATGAATAATGTTTGAAATCAATCGATATATATTGTATAAAAGGTAGAAGGAACGATTATGGCTACATTTGATATTAACGATACCAATAGAAGAGTCCAATATACGACCAATGGCTCAACAACTAGTTTTGCCTTTTCGTTTCAGATCAATGCAGACACAGAACTTAAAGTTATACTTGGCGAAACGACTCAATCCTTATCGAGTGATTATACTGTCACAATAGCCAGCAACGGAACGGGAACTGTTAACTATGCATCAGCTCCCACCACAGGACAGAAACTCACCATCCTCGCTAACAAACCTTTATCGAGAGAATCGGCATATTCAACAGGAGCATCCTTTACCGCTGCATCATTAGAAACAGATTTCGATAATACCATTATGGTCCTTCAGCAATTTGAAGAAAAAATCGATCGGACCTTACAGCTACCAGAATTTGTAACAGGATCAACACCACCGAGTTTGATTGTTCCGTACAATGATACAAGCTCAAGCAATGCAAATAAAGTAATTGGCTATGATACTAATGGTACTGCCCTCACCTTACATGATCGCAGTTTATCTTCTGTTACTGTAAATACTTCCACACTTTCTGCTGGAGCGAGTGCTACGGGTTCTGCTAGTTTATCAGGACAAGCATTGACATTAACATTAGGAATACCAGCTGGACCTACGGGCGCAGCTGGATCAAATGGCTCAGACGGAGCGGATGGATCTGGAACTATGGATAGCTTTACTGCTGCTGGTGATTCTGGAAGCAATCAAAGTATTACAAATGGCAATACATTAACAATAGCTGGTGGTGAGGGAATTGACACTACCGCTTCAGCTACTGATACAATTACTATTGCTGGTGAAGATGCTACCACAAGTAACAAAGGTATTGCATCATTTAGTTCTAGCAATTTTGATGTTAGTAGTGGTGCAGTTTCGGTCAAGGATGATGGAATAACAAAAGCGAAAGTGAATTTTATATCTGATAGCACCGCTGGTGTTGAGGTTAAAGGTGATGGGTCGAGTAATCCTGGTTATATTCAACTCAACTGCGATCAAAATACTCATGGAATTAAACTTGCATCACCTAGCCATTCCTCAGGGCAGTCTTATAAATTAATTTTTCCTTCTGGAAATGTAACAGCTGGTAAGTTTTTAAAAGTTGACTCTGTTTCTGGCTCTGGAACAACAGGTGTTGGAACTATGAGTTTTGGGGATGCTGGTGGGTTAGTTAAGTTATTTCAAGGTAGTGCAACTTCTGCTGCTTCGTTTGAAATAAACAGTACATATATAAATTCAACTTACGACAATTATTTAATGTTTATAGATGCAACACCAGTTACTGATGCACAGTATTTACGAATGAGATTTTTGCATAGTGATTCTGCTCATAGTGGTAGTGATTATTTTTATGAAACTGAAGTTCATTCAAGTTCAACACACGCTTACGACCATGATGCAGCCGACCATATAAGGATGTGTTATCAAACTCCAGGCAATGCAACTGGTGAGGGTCTAAATGTTTTTTGTAGTTTAACACAAGTGAATAGCACCTCCAGACCAACAACAGTCAAGGGTGATTATACAGTTGTAAACGATAGTGCAAGTAGTCAAGGAGGTCAATTTAATGGAGGTCAAGACCTCGGAGGTAGAGCAACTGCGATAACTGGTATTCATCTTTATTTTGGAAGTGGTAATATAATTATAAATGATTTTGCAATATATGGAGTAGCTAAATAATGGCAATATTGAGAGCAAATAATAATACTTTATCTAGTGTAACTGCCTTGCCTTTTGCAACTGGTGGGTTAGTTAAATTAAACACAACTGATATTACTACTAGCACAGCATCTTTAGTATTTAATAGTTCATTGATTACAAGCACTTATGATAAATTCATTATGGAATACACAAATTTAAAACCAGTTACTGATGGACAACAATTTAGACCAAGATTCTCAGCAGATAACGGAAGTTCTTTTATTACTGGAACTTACTATTATGGATTTGGTAACACGAGAATGGGTGCAAATAGTTATGTTGGATATGGCTCTACTAAAACAGATTATGCAGTTACTGATTTTCAATGGGGCAATGAAACAAATACTGCTGGGCATGGTAAATATATTTTAGAAGGTTTTAATGATTCAAATACTTATTTTACAATTCAGCATCTCTATGTACTTCATAACTTTAATAGTCAATGGTATTCTGTACGAGAAGCATGGGGAATAAATAATACTGTAAATCCAAATTATGCAGAGTGGACATTCGCTAGTGGCAATATAGCAAAAGGTACTTTTACATTATATGGATTAGCAAAATAATTTTAAAAAGAAAGGAAATAAATTATGGCAACAGTTTATAAAATGGTTAATGGATCAAAAGTTGAGTTAACAAGTGAAGAACTAAAACTTCGTGAAGTAGAAGAAAAGGTATGGGCTGATGGTGAGTACGACAGACTTATGGTTAGTATTCGTCAAGAAAGAACAAATCTTTTAGCAGAATGTGATTGGATGGGAATGTCTGATTTAACTATGGCTGATGCTTGGAAAACTTATAGACAAAAGTTAAGAGATATAACTAAAGATGTAGATACAGTTGATAAAGCTAAAGCTGTTACTATGCCAGAGAAACCTAAATAAAGAAAGGAGAAGCTATGCCAGGACAATATGGAAAAAAAAAGAAAATGATGGATAAGAAAAAAAAGAAGTAATGCGAACAAAAAGAACATTGATGCGAAAGTTTGATCCTGTCGCTAAGACTAAGGGCGGTGTACCAAAAAAATATGTATCTGGTGCAAAGAATCCTAAAGCTAGAGAAGCAGAGATTAAGAGAACTGCTAAACTTTATAGGCAAGGTAAACTGACACCAGCAATGATGGATAGAATATCGAAACAAAGGAGTAAAGGATAATGCCATTTA